CAAATCATGCTTATGATTATCGATATGCATTACCAGCAGATTATATTCGATTAATTCAAGTTTATTCTCAGCAAGATTATAAGATTGAAGGTTTATTTGTATTAACCAATGATGATGCTTGTCAAATCAAATATATTGCTGATATTACAGATACAAATGCATGGACAACAGATTTTACTGAATTAGCTGTTGCTAAACTTCAAATGGAAATCGCGTATGCTGTTACTAGAGATAAAGATTTAACAAAACTTTATTCACAACTATTTTCATCAAAATTAGCTGATGCCCTATGGGCTGATGCATCTGAAGATACTGAAGATGATATTCCAACCGATGCTAATGGCTTGATTGGAGTTCGCTTCTAATAGAAATAAATAGATAGAACGAATGCGATAATTATTGATAGTAATTATCACATTCTAATCATAAAACCTGATAAGGAGGTCGTAATGACTAATAGTATTTATTCAGTAGTAAAGCCGTATGTTTATGTTTGTATTCATCGCGAGACAAGTGCCATTTATATAGGTGCTAGAAGTGCAAACGAGGTTCCAGCGGTTGATGATTTAGGGACTTTTTATTTTACATCAAGTCCATATGTTAGCCCAATATTCAATGAATTTGATTATGAAATATTATTTGAAGGTAATTCAAGTGAAGAAGTTTTTAAATTTGAGGGAGAACTAATTAAAGAACATTGGAAAAAACCATACTTAATAAACAGACAAAATAATGGAAAATTTAATTTTGCTGGAAAAAAACATACTGATGAGGCAATACAAAAAATAACAAATTTTCAAAGGGGAAGAAAATTACCGCCCCGTTCAAAGGAACATGCCCAGAAAATTTCTGATGCAAAAATAGGTAAACCACTTTCCGATGAACATAAGCAAAAAATTAAGGTTGCTAATAAGGGTAAAGAATTTACTGAGGAACATAAATCTAATTTAAGTAAATCAGCTAAAGGTAAAAAGAAAGGCCCAATGTCAGAGGAAAACAAAGCTAAACATAGAGGTAAAAAGCATAGTGTTGAAAGTAGGATAAAAATGTCTGATGCTTTAAAGGGAAAGAAGCAACAAATAGTTGTTTGCCCCCACTGTGGAAAGGAAGGTGGGCTAGCTGCTATGAAGCAGTGGCATTTCAACAATTGTAAAAATAGGAATAATGAATGGGTTCACGACTAAAGCAAATCGTAACAGATTTTACTACAGGTGAAATCAGTCCTCGCATGATTTCGCGAACTGATTTGGAAAGTTATAAACATGGTGCAAAGGAAATGGTTAATGCATACCCATTACCTCATGGTGCTGCAACTGGTAGGCGTGGAACTCAGTATGTTGCTGAATTAAGAAATTCCACCAAAAAATCTCGATTAATTCCTTTCATTTATTCAAGAACATTATCTTATGTGTTAGTGCTGAATGATGGCAAATTAAGATTAGCTAGAAATGGTGCTTATATTCTAAATGGCGGAAGTCCATATGAGATTAATATTCCTTATGGCGAAGATGAATTAACTGGTATTAGATATACCCAAGTTGGTTCAATTATGTATTTGGTTCATGGCAATTATCCACCTAAAATTCTAACACGAATAGATGAAACCAATTGGACATTAACAGATGCAACTTTTACTTATAAAGCTGTTACTGATTATTGGTATGAAAATCACTTCATAAAATTCAAAATTATTTCTGGAACAACTGCATTTAAAAAAGGTGATAGCTTTACTATTACTGTAACTGGTGGTGTAGCAGGTGCTCCAGTCGATGTTGCTCCTACTAATGTTGGTAATGGAACTATAGCCGCTATTTCTTCACAAAATGGTGGTCCTAATGAAGTATGGACAATTCTTTGTGATTATAACGATGCTACTAGACAAGAATGGACAGTTACTGGTTCTGTATCTGGAACTAAGGTATTAACATGGCATACAGGAATTTATCCTAAAACCATTACCTTTCATGAGCAAAGATTATATTTTGGTGGAACTGCTAATAAAGGCCAAACTATATGGGGTTCAACCACTGGTGAATATTCGAATTTCACTCAAGGTGCTAAAGATAATGATGCATTACAATTTACTATTGCATCAAATCAATATGATGAATTAATTCATTTATCTTCTGCTAGATATATGTTGCCACTTACGTATGGCGGTGAATTTAGCATGACTGGTTCTACCACTACAGGTATTACGCCATCAACTATTAGGATTGCTCCACAAACATATCATGGTTCTAATGATTGTATGCCTATTAAGATAGGTAATGAAATTTTATTTGTTCAAAGAGATGGAGCAAAAGTTAGAGCTATTAGTTATTCAGTAGCTGAGGATGTCAATCAAGCACCAGATATTTCTGTATTAGCTGAACATTTAGTGTCTGAAGGTGTGACAGAAGCAACATTCGCTCAATCACCTGATTATATTAGCTGGTGGATCAGAGAAGATGGAACATTACTTTCATGTGTTCATATGCGAGATTTTAACATGACAGGATGGAGTTCCCATACAACTGATGGTTTATATGAGCATGTTGCATCAATTCCAGAGAGTAATCAAGACACTGTTTATTTGGTTGTTAAAAGAACAATTAATGGTGTGACTAAACGTTATATTGAATTCTTTAATTATTATGAAGATATTTTTACTGATGCTGCTATTACATTAACAAGTGTAGAAAAAACAAATACATGGACTGGTTTATCCCATTTAGAAGGTAAAGAAGTTTATCCAGTTGGTGATGGTGAAGTATTGCGTAAAGAGGTTGTAGATGGCGGTTCTATTACAACTTCTAAAGCTGTAAATAAATTAGTTGTAGGTATTCCATACGAACCATACATGATTTTACAACATCCTAATATACAAAATGAACATGGCACTTCACAAGGTGGATTAGTGTCTATTTCTAAAATATTAGTGAAATTACAAAATACTGTAGGTTTGAGCATAAATGGTAGAGATATCCCATTTAGGAAATTTGGAGATACAACAGATACGCCTTTAGTTCCATTTACAGGTGATAAAGAAGTTAATAATTTAGGATGGTCAGCAAATGAATATATGGAACTTAGACAACCTTATCCTTTACCCTGGACCGTATTATCAGTAATGATGTTCGTGAACTCAAATGATTAGAAATGCAACCTTAGACGATATTACTGAATTATTAGCAATGTTATATGTAGATGGAGGAACAGATGTTCCTTCTCATACATGGATGAATTTAGATGCAGGAAAAATATCAACTGCATTAACATGGTTAATTACTAAATCTAATCCAATGGTTTATGTTTTTTTAAATGAAAAAGATAGGATTATTGGATTTATAGCTGGTGAAATAACGGAAGCATGGTTAGGTCACGCATTATTTACAACAGATTATGCGTTATATGTTAGGTCTGATTATAGACATAAAAGAATTGCATTTAAGTTATTAAATCATTTTATTGAGCAAAGCATTGAATTAGGTGCTGAACGAATAATGACAACAATGCCATTAGAAAACTTTAATTGTAATAGTATGGAAAAGTTATTAGAAAGAAAAGGATTTACTATTACCTCTAAAACTTACACAAGGGAGGTGTAGTTATGTGTGCTCCGCTAGTAGTAATGGGTGTAGCGATGGCTGCATCTGCCGCAATGTCAGCAAAAGGTGCTTCAGATCAAGCTGATGCCCAAGCAGAAGCTGGTGCTTATACAGCAAAATCAGCCGGAAGAAATCGAGCTAGAAGTGATTTTGAAGCTCAACAAATTTTAGATAAATCTCATGAACAAGCAAGACAGGTTAGAGCACAAGCAATTGCAGTTAGAGGAAAACAAATTGCAACTCAAGCAGCAAGTGGAATTGTTGTAGGTGATGGCTCAGCTCAAGCAATGGTTGATGAAGTCACTCAATTAGCAGAGCAAGATGCAGTTGCTTACTTAATGTCTGGTGCTAATGGATATATCAGTCAATCAGAAAAAGGAAGATTAGAACAAATGGATGGCGAATTCCAAGCCAAACAATATATGAAGCAATCTAACAACACTCGATTTAACGGAATAGTAGGTGCTGGTGTTCAATTAGCCGGTAATTTAGCAAGTTTGGGAATGATGTCTGGTTCTGGTGGCGGTGGATTTGGTTCAGCAGGTGGAGGTTCTACAAGTGGATTTGGTGGTGGTTGGGCTTCTCAATCAAGTATGGGTTTTAACGGCGGCAAAGGATGGTAATCAATGGCAATTAAATTA